GCGCGGGTTGATTGCTCTTACGCCACGCGACCAATGTAGGAGGCGTCATAAACGACGCTTCCGGCAAAGTTTGTGATGTCGAATGAAATCTTGTCGGTGCCGGCCAGCACCAAGGTTGGGGCGGTCCCGACAACGCCGGCCGCGCCAGCCCATCGGGTGCCTGCAGGCCATGTAAGCCCCACTCCGCCATTTGTCACCGTCAGGATCGCGCGGATTGCGTGGCCGGTTGTCGGAAGACTTGAAAACGAAAGCGTCGCTGCGGCGCCCACCGTAAATGCAATATCGGTCCCCAAACCGAGGTCAATAGCCTTTGCGCCAGAGATAGAATCCACATTCTGGGCCACATTGGAGCCGCCAGAACTAGCGCCGCCGGGATAGATGCCGAGGATTTTGAGCCAGATAATGAGCTGGGCGATGCCGATCATTGCTTCACCCATGCAGAAACACCTGTCACATTAGAACCGGTATAGGTGAGCGTCTGCTTGTAAAAGCTGCCGTAAATGTCAGGCCCTGCAGTGATCGTGTCGACCGCGCCGCTGGGGCCGCCATACGTGATCACCAGGGGCAATTGATTGGGGTCGATAGTCACGGCGGGGCCTCTTCAAATTAAATTGCAATCGGGACAATGATTGTCACATCATAGCGCCTCTAGGCATTACCGTCCATAGAGCAGGCTAAGTCCGAAAATCAACGTCATCCCCGAACTTGGTGGCGACATAAGCACGCATTGCCGCGATGAGAGGTGTAGATCCGTAGAACGTCATGTGAAGGCCGGCTGTTCTGTGAAGCAACTCCAAGCTGAAAGCAGCCCAAACCTGAGGATGCGGATGGGATGGGGCGCGGATCGTAATAAATTCGCGGTCAATAATTGGCCCTGCATGCTGCCAATCAGTCGACGGCTCAAACCTTTCCCCGTTTATCAGACTACCCGGCTTATTCCAGTCGATAACTTCGCACCTTCCATTACTCAACCTAGAATAGTGCCCCATGCCCTTTGCCACCCAATAATCAAGGGTTATCCCGGTCAATTCGGATACTTTCATGGTTAAACCTCGGTGTCGAATTGAATGTCGCTCGGCAGCACCGTCGTGATGCTGCCGTCTGGGAATTCCACGATGCCGACAGAAAAGGACGCACGGACTTCCGAATCCCCATCAATCTCCAAACCCCAGCCGTGAAATTTTCCGGCAATCCTTTCTGCTGGTTCGGAGCACCGTGTTTCTGGGTTCCAGGCGCGGAACGTTACTTGGCAATTTCTCAAAGTCATAATTTTCTCTTCTCTCAAGGTCGGTTGTCGGTGCCACAATTGGCACAATTGCTGGTGAAGCGCTGGTTGTAGCTGACAAAACGGCCGCATCCTGCGCAGTTGTAGCGGTCGCTGCCGAGGCCGCCGCCCTTCTTCCGGGAAAACCATTCGAACACGATCGGCACGGTGGTCGGAAATACACTGGCCTGAATCAGCGCCTTCCGGTTCTCTGGCGTGTTCATGACCACGGGCCCGGCGTCGTTGTCTACGGTGCGCGGCAGCGGCGGCATGCCTATGGCATCGGCTACAGCGCACGGCACGGCGAAAGTGCTTTCTCCGCTGAGGTAATAGCCCTGGCGTGCTTCGATGGCCTCACGCGAATACTTTCCCGCCCACGAAAGCGCCCAGCAATACCCGGAATCGTTCGGGCGCCAGAACGTAATGTAATGAGCGTCCCGGCGCGTGTGCCTGGTGCTGACGATGTAGAAGTCAGTCATGGGCCCACCGGCAACAGTGACTCGGCGTGCAGGACAGTGAAATAGCCGCCCTTGTGTACCGGGAACCAGCCGCCGGTGTCGATATGGTGAACGTTGCCGAGCACGACACGCTTCAGCAGCGGCGTATGGCCCACCACCACAGCGCGCACATCGGTTACACCGCCAGTCAGGCGATACTCAATCCGCATACGCGACCATTGAGCGCAGTCGATCAGAGATTTCAGCTTGCTACGCGGGGTCTCTGGATCGTCCAACGCGGTCACGAATTCCTTCCAACTCGCGCAGGGACAATCAGCATGCACTATGCCGACAATGCCGTACTCAGTTTCCAATTCGATGGCGATGGGGAGCGCCGACAGGGCATCAGAAATAAACCAGCGCTCAGCGTCCGTATTGGAGATGTTCCACGCGCCGCCGTTCGCCGCATAGTTCCCTGCGTCCATGTTTCCATTTGGCCAGCGGATTGCCATGTCTTCGTGATTACCGGCGACGGCGTGAAACCATGGATAGCCGATCCATTCAAGCGCCTGGTGAGACTCGGGACCACGGTCGACCAGATCGCCAACGCTAAACAGACGGTCCACATCTTTTCTGAATCCGATGGAGTCGAGGAACGACTGCAGCCGCGTGAAATTGCCATGAATATCGCCGACGATAAAATCGTGCCCAGCTTGATTGCGGGAAAACCGCTTTACCATGCTCATGCTGGCACCTTTTGTTCTTCGGTTACTTCGTCTTGCATGGGGAGACCGGAGACCGGGCGCAGTTTGTAGTCATCTGTAATAGCATACTGACTGATGCGCCCAGTCCCCATAGAGGTTGGGAACAAAAAATCTCTGGGAAATTTTATGATCCAGCAGTCAACCCCAACACCCTGATGCATTTGCCCATCAGGAAGCTGGAATCTATAGGATGGTGCCAACTCTATGACCTCAACAATAACGCCAAGGTAAGCCTTGATAACTCCGCCATAAATCGCCAAATCACCTCGTTTGCAGTTCATGATTCTTCCTTTTGGTTAGACAGCCACAGCAGCCGGCCGCATCTTGTTAAAAAGCCTTCCCATGTCACTCATAGCACCTGATTGATGCAACAGCTTCACACGCTGTACGGCCCGGCTGGATTCGCCCTGCGTGCATGCCCGAAGCTGAGCGGAATACATCTCACGGCCTTCCCTGATCGCGGCAAGCTCCGACGCGCGACATGTAGACGATCCACCGGCAATCATCCGCTCGGCAATCGCCTTGAGCGCTTCGGACGCCGCCTTGATCGCTGGCACCAGGTTGGCGCCCACGCCAGCGAAAACCAAGCCCTCGGCGACGTTCATGGCGTTGGCGACCGTGTTCCAGTCCTGACGGTCCGCGCGGCCTTCGCGCAGCTTGTCGATTGCAACATCAACCGGCCCCATGAACTGCGCATGCTGCGCATCTGTCAACATGCAAGAACCGGCTATGGCCCACTCAATCGGTGAAGCCAGTATATCACGAGGCTGATATTTTTTGTTTCTTTTTTTCTTCATTTAAAGAACTCTTGATTTTCAGTTAAAGTTCTTCAGTGTCACGCCGGACCCACACGCACACTGCGCTATCCTCGGTCATGTGGATAGAAAGAATGAACCAGCCTTCGCCAGTCGGCCGCTCTGGGGTCCAATCGCCGACATCGGCATTGCCATCTTCGAAGTATCGGATTTTTGCTGGCGTCGTATCCGGGTAGTCTTCCAGATCATCAACAACATATTGAAGCCCCTGATCTTTTAGCCATTGCAAATATTTTTGATATTCGTCTTCCTCGAACTCTGGCACATCAGGGTGAGTCCAATATCCTTCGCTGTCACGGCATACCTCAACTGGTTGGATCAATTGCATTTTCTTCTCCTTGGTTAGTGCTGCGTTGAATAAATTATTTCTCAGTGTTTGAAAGACGCCAAGAAAATGGCAATACCCTGCGGAATTCCAACGCCGGCAATCGTCGCCAGCGCCGAGCAGACCATCGCGTCCCAGAATGTCAGGCTGCAAGGCGCTTCCGCTTCCTCGTCCTCGTAGACCGCCATCGTTTGCTCTATCTGCTCTTGCATGTGTTCCATGGTCTCTCCCCGGTTATTTTCAGACCGCGTTGCCGCGCTGCGATTCCCAGTCGAATTTAACCCACTTGCCGCCCTCGCGCAGCCGGTCATAACTGCGGTCGCCCAGAAAGTCCTTCATCTCAGATGCCGTCAAATTCGTCAGCAAGATCATCGGCATCTGGTCGCGGTAGCGCTTGTCGATAATGTCAAACAGGCTGACCTGTTCGGACTCTGTCCCGTATTGCACGCCCACTTCGTCCAGGATCAGCAGATCAACGCTTGCCAGCGCGCGGAGCACCTGGCTTTCTGATTTCTCAGAGTTCCGGCGCCATGTGTCGCGGATCATGCGCACCGCGTCGATTGCGCTGATGTACATTGCCGTCCGCTCTGGCATGATCGCCGACGCAATGGCAATCGCAAGGTGGCTTTTCCCGGTGCCGGGCTTGCCAGAGAAAACCATCGTCGTGCCATCCTTGGCATGGGTAGAGAAGTTGTGCGCAAACTCCATGGCGATTGAGCGCGCCTTATCCTTGGCGTCTGTCTCAGTCCGGTAGCCTGCGAAATCCTTGCCGCGAAACCTCAAGGGAATTCCGGCCTGGTTCAAGCGATGCTCGAGCGCGCGCTGGCGCTCAATCGCGTCCCGTTGCTTTTTCTCTGCGGCATTGCTTTCGCGCTCCGCGCTGGTGCATTCCGGGCAGTTCATCCAAACGACTCGCTTGAGCAGTTTGATTCCCTTGGCAATGTACGCGCCATGGGTCTCGCAATTCCGTGCTTCCGTTTCAGTGAATGCATCCATCGTCGCCTATCCCTTCTCCGTAGTCTTTTTGGTCAAAACCGTTGTGCCGCGAGATCGATGTTTTGGGTGAGCCGCGCGCCAGGTGCTGACCGCCCAGCTTTGCCCAGTCCCCCGAGATCGCATTACGCAGGGCAGCATCCCAATCGGCATACACGTAGCCGTTGGCCTTGGCCTTGTCGATGAACGATGAAAAATGCCGGTCGAGGTTCTGCACGTTGTTCTTCACCGCCCAAGCATTGACCTGCTCAGAAACACAGAAACCGTCAGGCAGTGGAATCTTTTGCGATTTTCGCGTGCGCTTCGGCTTGTCCGAAGCTGGCGCTTGCGCCGTACTTCCAAGCAATCCGGTATCAGGAATCAGTGAATCAGGAATCAGTGAATCAGGGTGTTCTTTAACTGTTAAAGAATTGTTAGTCGACTGTTTTTGATCTGTTAATTCTTTGTCTTTCAACGAAACGGAGCCTGTCGAATATCCGTTTTTTCCGCGTTCGTGAATCCACAATTTACCGTCTTCATCCGGCATATCGCCGTCCTTCTCGGTGCCGTGTGGTGTCTGGTGCTTTGAGAATCCGGCTACCTGGATGACCTTCACGCCGGCCGACTCGTAGCGCCGGATGAAGCCGTCATTGCAAAGGGATTGCAGCATGCCATCAACATCGGCAGATCGGTCATACGGAAGCGCCTGGACAGCGATACGGCTTGGCCTATCCTCAAGTCGTCCCTCTCGGTCAGCCAGCATCCAAAGGTAAATGAACAGCAGGCGCGTCAATGGCGCCAAGGATGCGAGATCCTCATTCACCATGATTGCCGGCTTGATGTTGCGTGCGCGTGCCATATCAGTAGTAATCCCTACGACTCTCGTTTATGCCATCAAATATGGATTTCATTTCTGCCTTGAAATTGAATTTTTCCATCATCGGAACAGGTATTTTTTTCAGGCGCAAAGCCGCCATCATGCAGGCTGGACAATCGCCTGCAGCATCACGGAATGCCGGATAAATTTCCTCAAGTTGTTGCGTCAACTTGTAGTGCTCAGTCTCCTCATGCTTTTGAGCAAGACACTCCGCCGTGTTGTATGTGGTCGGATCGGGAAGCATGTCGATCAGCTCTTGAAGAACTGGGGCAACGCCCAGTAGGTCGCAGACCCGGCATTTCCTATTTGGATTCAGCGTGCAATGCTTCTCATGCTTCGACATGGCAAAGCTCTGCAGGCCTCCGCGATTGCAAAAATCACACCAGTAACGATTTATTTTCTTGACCCGCATTGTTATTTCTCCTGGCCTGAGGGAGAGGGACTGAACCCCCTACCGAAGATTAGGGTGGCGCCATTACTGGTTAGCCGCCCCTCCCTCAGGCCTCGTCGGTTTGCGTAATCTGGCAGCGGTTCAAGCTGTCAGGGCTTTTGAGCAATCCGGCTTTGCGCCGAACTGATAAAGAATTATTGTATTGCTTAAGTCATAAGTCAAGGAATTCCTACACGGCTTGTAGAAATTTTGGAAGTGGCCTATTCAGCCCGCGCAGCGCGCAGGTCTTTGCGTTTTAATTTATAGATTCTGGTCAATGTGATCAGGTCATCAATGGTGTATTTGCGGATTTCGTTGTCAGCCTTCAGGACATCGACGTAATCCTGTCCATAGCGTTTGATCAGGCCCTGCTCATAGGCATGCGGGTTGCCGGTCAAATGGTCATTGCAGTACTTGCATTGGCCGTGGATATTGTTTTCGAGAAAGCGCATGTGCGAAGCGCTGCCAACGCTACGAAAGTGACCGGCGTCATAATCGCCGCCTGGACGACCTAGTTTCAGCAAAATCGTGTCGCAAGAGATGCACTCCTTGCCTTCGTCCCGCTCACGGATGAATCCATGCAACTCGGTCTTGAGTGCGTTCATGTGCCACTTGCGCGGACGCATAGCGTTCAGCTTGGCGCGCGTCACGGCGCGATCTGCATACTCTTCCTTAGTAGCCTTGGCCGCCGCCAGACGAATACCCAGCGCAGCGCCACATTCAGGGCTACACCACTTGTCGCGCAAGGCGTTGAACGGACGAAACGGTGTCTTGCAGATAGCGCACTTGCGCATACGTGGCTTCTTGACCTTCGCCAGATCCTTATTTGTCGCAAGTAACGATGGCTGAATCGCAGACTTGCCAAGATTTGCCGTGCGCAAGATGCCGGGCTGTGCCGATACCTTGGGCTTGAAGCCAGTACGCTTGAGGGCCGTGCGTTTCATGCGGCCATCCGCCGCTCATTAGGATTAGCATGGAACAGCACGCCCAGGTTCGCACCGAAGGCATGGACTTGCTCCAGATATTGCGAGAAGCCTTTGATGGTGAGCTCAGTAGTGGAGCCGACCAACACACGCACGCCGTCCGGCGTGAAGTCGTATTTTTGATAGCCTTCTTTGGTCAATTCCAGGTCGAATTCCTCGGGCAAGAATTGCTCTTTGAAATATTCATGCCAGACGACAGCGCTGTATTGCCGACCATTCGACCAAGCTTGCTGCTCGATATCCTTGAGCGGGCCAACCCACATCAGGGTATTCTGATCAAGCTTGCGAGCCTTGACCTCTTCCCGCAAAACGACCTCAAGAGGTTTTTCGGAATCAAGAGGAATGTTGTTCAGCAAAGCAATTGCCGAGTCGCGTTGCTGAGCTCCGACGAGCCGTATCTTTCGTTCGGTGAATTTTTGACGCGCGGTCATAGCAATGCCCCCTGCTCTTGAGTGATCGCTGCGGGCTCGAATAACTTTCCTTGCGAGTGCGCTTGCTCGATGCGCTGGCAGGCGATGTCGAAATGGCGCTCATCACGTTCGATGCCGATGAACCTTCTACCTAATTTCACTGCGGCTACGCCGGTCGTCCCACTTCCCATGAACGGGTCAGCAACTATTTCATTCGGCGTTGTAAAGTCGCTTACGAAGGAAGAAATCAATTCCAAAGGCTTTTGCGTGGGAACTTGTGCGCCGTTTGTAACTGGGAAAGTCCAGACGCCAGCGCCACCACCACGATTCCAAGCCTTTTTCCGATCACCAGAATGCAAGATAAGTACCGTTTCAAATCCCTGCCCCGGACGGTCACCGCTAATCTGCGGCATAGGGTTAGGCTTTACCCAAGCGCCGAGGCGGACGAAAGAAGGGGATGAATAGCAGCGTGCCGCGTGTTTGTAATCACATGTCGCCACGACCCATCCAAGGGATGCTTGGATACATGAATTTATAACGGTGTCGAATCCTTCATCTGTAAGGCACGCAAACGTGATTAGCTTTGTGCCGTGCCCAACACCTTTGTTCGTCTTTGCCATCCTATGGGTGTTTGAGCTATATGGCGGATCAGTAATAACTGCATCAACCTTGCCCAAAGTTGGCAAGATTTCCATGCAATCGCCGAGGTACAGCGTGGCGTCGCCGATGATTACTGGATTCACTGCGTCACCAGAATGGCGATGCCGCAGAACGCCAAGAACATCAGGGCGGCGGCTGTTGAAATGGAGATGTGGCTCATGGCGCTTCCTGATCGAGAGTCGGCAGCCCTGCAATGGCAATCAGGCCGACGAGGTTGAAAATCAGCCCGGCGAAGAACCAGGCGAACGCCGACCGGTGCTTACCGCTGGCGACGATGGCGGAAAAGATCGCGCAGCCAAAGACGGCAACAAACAGCCATGCCGCGCCGATCAGAGCAAACGAGTTGAGATAGTCGCTGAATGTCATGATGGCTTGCCCCGGCGCGATGGTTTTTTCTGCGGCACCACGCTGGCGTGCAACTCCATCAGCTTATTACCGACCTCATAACGAGGCTGAGTAGTTACGCCACTATAAAGCTGGCTGATGGCAGATTGACCGCAGCCGCAATATGCAGCTACTACCATTTGAGTTTTTCCAGCCGCGAAGATTTCCGAGAGAATTGCTGTCCAGTCCATTTTATTTCCTATAGTTGTCTTTGATGTTGACCATTATTATCAATCATTAGATAATAGTCAAGTGCTTATATAAGCCCTACGATTTAATGCCGCCTGAAATTATTTTAAATAAATATCAAAATAACGGTTGACTTGGTTTATTCGATGACTGATAATTCAATCACACCAAACGCAAAGCACCGCGCAACTAGATAGATGGAGAGCGAAAATGATTCAAGCAAAAATTCAAATCAAGAACCGTTTTACCAATGCAGTAATGTTCGAATGCGCCGCGCCCGATGGCATTGAAAGTGGACTGCATCTGCGACATGCCCTTGAGCAGGCAGTAATTGCCAAAACCAACCTGCGCGGTGCCGACCTGCGCAGTGCCGACCTGCGCGGTGCCGACCTGCGCAGTGCCGACCTGCGCGGTGCCTACCTGCTCGGTGCCGACCTGGGCAGTGCCGACCTGCGCGGTGCCTACCTGCGCGGTGCCTACCTGCTCGGTGCCGACCTGGGCAGTGCCGACCTGCGCGGTGCCTACCTGGGCGGTGCCGACCTGGGCAGTGCCGACCTGGGCGGTGCCAACCTGGGCGGTGCTGATGACAAGCCGCTGCCTCGCGCTACGCCTGAACAAGCAATCGAAAATCTTGATCGCGTTCGTGCTGTAATTCTGGAAAATCAGGAACGTCTTGAAATGAATCACTGGCATGGCAACAGTGATTGGAAAGATCGCACATGCGCCGAAGAAGCTGTATGCGGAACAACACATTGCCTAGCCGGATGGTTACAAGTATGCACCACAGAGCCAGCATTGCGCGAAATTGATTCTGAGTTGGCGGGCATATTATGCGCGCCGGTTGCTTCGAAGATGTTTTATCGCGGTGCGACTGAGGTTCTTGATTGGC